TCACAGCACCCCTCCCTCGTGGCCGCCGTCCTTCGTGGCGTAGCGCAGCACGGCGTCCTGGCCGGGGATGTGCGGGAAACCCCGGAAGTTGGCGGTGTTCGCGAACTTCGCGCCACAGGTCTCCATGCGCTTGTCGCAGCCCGCGCGGATGGTGAAACCGTCGCCCTCGGCGATCGCGCGCACCGGCGCCTCGAGGAGCGTCAGCACGGCAATGCCATCCGTGACGTCATGGCCCAGCACCTCGGTGCGCCGCCCCGCATTTGCGCCGCTCGTCCAGTTCAGCGTGCCGAAGGTGAACCAGCCGGAGGCGAAGCCGCCGAGGCCAGAGGCGGTGAAGGCCCTGTCGCGCAGGAGATCGATGACGGCGCCGGTGCCGCTGAAGGCGGGATTTTCGATGTCCACTCCGCAGCGCGCATCGCCGAGCGCCGCGTCGCAGGTCGCCTGGAAGGTCCGTCCCACCGTCTGGCCCAGCACATGGGCGAGCGAGCGCACCTCGGCGACGAAGGCGAGCCGCCCGCGCCGGATCTGGCCGATGGCACCGCGCCGCATCAGCACGCGCTGGCCAGTGTCGGCCCAGTTCACCCGCCAGACCTCGACCTCGGCGTTGTCCCATCGGCAGTCAAGAATGTCGGTCTCGGTGATCTGGTCCGAGGTCAGCACGCCTTCCGCGTCCTGCGCATCCACCGACAAGTCCGAGCCCGAGCGGACCTCGGAGGCGGTCAACCCGCTCTCGGGCTCGAAGTCGGTCTCGTCGAAGCTCAGCGTCCGGTCGTGATCGGTGAAGCCGAAGGTGACGCCGTCGGCACGGGTGATGCGCCAGCACCAGGCGAGCGTCGTCGTGCCCTCGTCGAGATGCGCCTGAAGCTCGGGCGAGAGGGATTTCATCGGCAGGTTCCCGTCATTCGGTCGTCGAGATCGGCGATCCAGCTCGCCCAGTCCGGCGGCACGGCTGCGACAGTCTCGGCGGGCGGCCGGGCGAGCCGCGCCTCGGCGTAGGAGGCGCAGCCGGCGTCACCACCGCCCATCGTTGCGGCGCAGCCGGTCAGCGGGATCGCCAGCGCCGCGGCCATCACGAACCGCATCCCGCCCGCGCTCGACACGGTTGTTCTTGTCTTTGATCGCATCGCGTTCCGCCTCCCGTTTGCCTGCACGTTCCCCTTCCACTCGGCCCCAGACCCGGCCGAGGACGACGCCCCCGACCGCGCCGAGAGCCGCGACCAGCCAGATGAGGAGTTCAGCCATCGTCCCGCTCCCCGCGTGCGGCGGCCATGCAGAGGGCGACGACGAATACGCCGAGGCAGCCGCCCACGACGACACCTGCGAAGAACTCAAGCATCGCCGCGGAACCCGCGCTCGATCCGGTCCCGCAGACCGATCAGGCCCAGACCGAGGAACATGAGCCCCGCGGGCGAAGCGTCCCCCGAGCCGGCGAGCAGTGCGACGAGGCGGGACACTTCCCCGAGCGGCCCGGTCGCGGGCAACGCGAGAGAGGCAATGCCGGTGAGCATGGCGAGCAGTCCCGCCCACCAGGTGAGCGAGGTCGGACGAATGTAGCGCATGGGTCAGGCCCTCCGGATCAGGATGGAGAAGAAGGCGGCCAGGCGGGCGAGCCAGCCGGTCGGCGCGTCGGGAGCAAGATCGAAGACCGGCGGTCTCGGCAGCGGCGACGGCCGCAGCAGGGCCAGAGCCTCGTCTTCCGTCAGGCGGCGGATCGGCCTGGAGAAGTCCACGCGGCCCGCGCGGTCCACGGACCAGACCGGGATCGTGCCGCCGGGATATTGGCCGTGGCGGAACAGGTCGCGCTCGGCTTCGCGGCGCGGGATGATGGAGGCCGGTCGCCGCCAGTTCAGAAACGCGTCGGCGGCTGCAACGCGATTGCCGGCGTTGAGGTGCCGGGTGAGCGCGGCCTTCGCGATGCCGCCGGTGTTGTAGTGAAAGCTGACCAGCGCATCGAACTCGTGCGGCGCCAGCGGAACCTTCACGGCACGCAGGACAGCGGCCTCGTAGCGGGCGAGGTCGGCATGGAAGACCCGGAACGCCTCGCGGATCCCGGCGTCGAGATCGGCGGGCATGCCGCGCGGCATCGTGGACGGATCGGGCTCCCCGGCGGCAGCCGTGTGGCCGATGCCGAAGGTCCAGACCTTTTTCACATCAAGATAGGGTCCGGGCACGAGTCCTTCGTGCCGGACGAGGGCCAGCAGGCCCCGGTCGGTCATGTGCATGAGATTACCGGAGAAGCGAGAGGATCAGGATCAGTGCCGCGACGGCAAGGCCAATGCGCAGGCGATGGGCGAAAGCCTGCCGTGGAGCGGAAGGCTCGCAGCGGAGGGAGCGCGCGAGGCGAATGAGCTCATTCATCGCCGCGGCCTTCGTTGGCGCGGCGGAGGCGGGCGAGCAGCATCTCGATGAAGGCCGGTCCGAAGACCCCGACGAGATAGGCCGCCGAACCCGCCGCTCCGCCTGCGGGGATCGCCTCGGGCGGCAGACTGAGCCAGGCGGTGATCACGGCCATGGAGAGGCTGCCCATCCCGGCGGCGATCAGCCCGCCGAGCAGGATGTGCCGCAGCGCATCGCGCAGCCGCATCTTCGTGGTCAGTGCGTTCGTGGCGCCGCCGAGCGCGCCCCAGGCGGCGAGGATCACGGCGGTCGAGGCCGCGAGCTCGCGTAGGACGGCTGCGACGAAGCTGCCGGTGTCGTTCATCGCCGGATCTCCAGCAGCGGAATGGAGGTGATCGAGCCGAGCCGCTCGAGGTCGAGCGTCACGTCGAGCGCGTCGGTGTCGAAACGGACTGGCACGTCGAAGGTGAAGCCCGCTGTGACGGCGACGCCAGCGCCCGGCGCGACGCCGAAGGTGACGACGCCGGTCGTGGCGTCGACCGACCAGCCGGAGAGCTGCTCGACGCCCGCCACCGCGATGCGCACGGTTCCGGTCACCGGTTTGGCTATGGCGCGTGTCCAAGTTTGCGCGCCGGAGGCGTAGCGCTTCACCAGCTGGAAGGCGCTCGTCGTGCCGTCGCCGGTGCCGATCGCCTGATCGGTCGGCGCTGGCGTCTGGGACGGCAGGCAGGACTTGTGATCGCCCCAGTCCTTGAACCGAAAGCCATGCAGCCGCCCATTCCGTGCCTCGAAGAAGGCGACGACGGCGGCGAGATCATCGGCGCGGCGGATGCCGTAGGCGACATCGTAGCGGCGGCGCGAGTTGGCCCAGCTCGCATTGCGCTCCTCGTCGCCCGAGGCGAGCTCGACGATCTGCGTCCGCCGCTCGGGCCCGCCGCGCGCGCCGCGACTGATGTTGTCGGGGAACCGGACCTCGTGAAACGCCATCACATGCCCCTCCGCCCGAGCGAGACCGCACGGGCGATGTCTGCCGCAACCTGCGTCCGCGACTGCCGGAAGCTCTCGGCGTCACGTGCCATGATGGTGACGTTGACGCCGCCGCCCGCGCCGTAGCTCTGCGCCTCGCGCCTCGAGAGCACCCGCTCGCCCCGCTGGAGGATAGCGGGCACCTCATCATGCCGAAGCCCCGCCATCCCGCCGGAATGCATCCGCGGCGCGGCGGCGAAGACCATCGCCGGGACCATCCTCGTGGGCCCAGCCGATCCGACCATCCCGCCCGCATGCAGGACGTTGGCGTAGGTGAGCGGGGACCGTGGCCCCAGTGGGGCCGCGTAAGCCCCGCGAACGCCCGCCCCGGAGAACACGCCGGAGAGCGCGTTTGCGATCGGTCCGAGGATGAAGCGCCGCGCCGCCAGCTGGGCGAGATCGGCCAGCAGCGAGGTGATCAGATCGCGAAAATTCAGCTTGCCGGTCTTCACGAACTCGCCGACCGCGGTCTCGGCGGACTGGAAGGCGCCGACGAGGCTCTGGCCGATGTCGCCACCGATCTCGCGCGCCTTGCTGGCGTAGTCCGACAGCGCCGCCGTGACCGCCTGCCAGCCGGTGACGGCCGTCTCCACATTCGGCTCGGCCGCGGCAGCCGCAGCACCCGCGGCGGTTCCGGCGTCGGTCGCAGCTTGTCCCGCGCCGTCGAGCGCGGTCTCGAACCGCTCCGCCGCGGTCGTCGCCTCGGCCAGCGCATCGGCCCCGTCCTCGTCGGTTGCGCGGACGGCATCCCGCAGGGCCTGCCAGCTTTCGAGGGGCGCGCGGGCCCCTTCCGCCAGATCGCGCGCGGCGCCCCTATAGAGGTTGGCGGACTCGAGCGCCCGGTTTGCTGCCTCGGTCAGACCGAGGTCGGGTGCGGTCAGCGGGTTCTCCTCGAAGGCCCGGTCGAACGCCGCCTGCGCCGCCGTCGTGGCAGCACTGGCCGCGCCCTCGAAACGGTTCTCGATCTCGCCGAGATCGAGGTCGCGCACCAGCGAGATGCGGCGCTCGGACCCGAGCGCTTCGAGACCGGCGTTGATGCCGCCGATGAAGCCGTTGATGCGCGAGACCACGCCGTTCAGCATCGCCTCGACACCGTCGACGAGGCTGTTCGCTGCCTGGAACGCGAGATCGCCGATGGCGGCGGGCAGCAGACCCCAGATCGCCTTGATCGCCTCGTAGGCGCCCTCGAACGTGTTCGCGGCGGTGTTGCCGAAAGCCACGACGCTCTCGATGGCGCTCTTCATGCCCGAGACGGCATCGGCCTTCAGGTCGAAGAACATCGCCGTGGCGGCCGCGCCCGCCGCGGCCGCACCCATGCGGATCCGCTCCCAGACCTCGACGGCGAGGTCCTTCAGGAGCGACATCGCCTCGCCGAAGCCGCCCGCGCCGGAGACAAGCCGGGCGAACTGGTAGACGAGTTCTCCCGCGCCGACGATGAGCGCGCCGATGCCGGTGCGGATCAGCGCGCCGCGCAGGACGACCAGCGCCGTGGCGAGGCCGCGCACGGAGAGCGCCGCAGCGGCCATGCCAGCGACCCAGCGGCCAGCGAGGAAGGCCGCGAAGGTGGCGGCATAGGTGGTCAGGCGGCCGATATTGTCGAAGAGACCGCGAATGGCGATGCCGAGCGGCCCGGTGCGGCTGGCAATGGCGGCCATGGCGTTGGCGACAGCCTCGAGCGCCGGGGCTGCGGCGACGGCCAGCTGGTTCGAGAGCCCGCGCCAGATCAGCCCGAGGCGCGAGATTGCGTCGTTCGTCCGCTCGATCTGATCGGCATCCTGCTCCGAGACGACGACGCCGAAGGCGAGCACGTCCTCCGTCGCCTGGCGCAGCGTCGCGGTGTCGATCCGCGACATGGCGATGGAGCCTTCCTCGCCGAAAAGCTGACCTGCCACGGCCGCGCGCTCGGCGGCAGGCACGAAGCTCTCGATGGCCGCGTTGATCGCGCCGACCCGCTGGTCCAGCGGCAGCGCAATCAGGTCGGTGGCCGACAGCCCCAGCCGGTCGAGCGCGTCGGCGGCGGGACCGGTCCCGGCGGCCGCCTGGCTGAGTCGCCGCGTCAGGTCCTTCGTCGCCTGCTCGATGCCGGACATGGACACACCAGCCAGCTCGCCCGCGCGCTCCAGCGTCTGGATCGAGGCGACGGTGGTGCCGAGGGACTGGGCGAGCTTGGCCTGCGCATCGACCGTCTGCAGACCGGAGCGGATCATCGCCACGCCCGCCGCGGCGGCAGCTGCAACTGCGGCGGCAGCGGCTACGGCAACGCGACGGGAAAATGCCGCTAGCCTCGCGTTCGCGGCCTCCATCTCCCGGCTCAGCCGTCCGAAGCCGCGCGACCCGGCCTCGCCCACGCCTTCCAGCTCGGCGCGCACCTGCCGTCCGCCCACGGCCGCGAGGCGGACGCTGACCCTCTTCTCAGCCATGGGAGTGCTCCATCTGCTCGTTGAGCTTGGCGACCATCACCGCTTCGATGACAGGCAGCAGTTCGGCCATGGCGAGCGGCGGCACGCCGAGTGCGTCACCGAGCGCGAGCGCCGCCGACATGTCCCAGCCGGTCACCGCGCCGGGCAGGACACGCAGCTGGCCGCCGAGTCGGCCGACAAGGTCCCAGACCTGCCAACCCTCCGGCGTTGCCGGACGGTTCAGCCGCGCCGGGCAGTCCGGGCAGGCTTGCTCGCGGCCCTCGTAGGGTGCGCAGGCTTCGCAGTAGCGCTCGCCCCCGCCGAAGGACCATTCAGCGAGGGCGCAGAGGCGTTTTTTTCCTGTTCCAGCAGCAGGCCCTTCGAGACGTAGGTCAGCTGGAACGCCTCGAAGATCGGCCAGACATCGAGCAGCGCGTCGATGGCCTCGGGGCTCGGATCGATGGGCTTGCCGTCCGCATCGCCGATACCGTCCCAGGCGAGCACCGCGCGACGCGCCAGTGCTTTTGCAAAAGCGACGGCGCGCTCCTCGTCGGAGGCGTCCTCGGGCACCCCCTCGACAGCGGGATCGCTGCGTGTCGCGACCATCAGCGCGGTGGTCAATGGGCGGAGTTGCACCCGCACGCCGGGGGTGAGGTCATGCCAGCGCGGGGCGTTGGTCAGGTCGAGCGTCAGCATCAATAGTATCCGTTTTGATCAAGGGTTGATTTCGGCCCATTTCCGGTCGTCCCGGATCAGGGCGTTGGCGAGGACGATGAGCTTTCGCATCACCGCCGTGATGGCGACTTTCCAGGGCTTTCCGGCAGCGATGAACGTCCGGTGGACTTGCTGGAGCGGGGCGTTGAAGCGGGTCGCGATCACAGCGGGCATGAACAGCATGCAACGGAGAGCAGTGCGGCCTCCGCCGATACGGGCCTTGCCCTTCCACGTTCCCGACTGCCGCGTGATAGGTGCGAGGCCTGCGAGGCTCGCAGCTTCCTTCGAACTCATCGCCCCGAGCTCCGGCATCTCGATGATCAGGGCGATGGCGGCGACGGGCCCGACGCCGGGGATCGACGTCAGGATCTCGTAGCGCCTGGCGAGCCCGGGATCGGCTTTGATCCGGGAGCGCAGTTCCCTGTCGATCTGCGCGATCTGGGTGTCGATCTGGCGAAGGCGCGCGCGCAGCTGCGCCAGGACGATCTTGTTGCGCGCCATGCCGATCCGGTTTCGGCAGGCCGTCCGATCCTTGATCAGAGCAACCCGAGCGACATGCAGCTCCTTGATTTCGTGCAGTTCGTCAGTTTTGACCGGGGTCGCCTCGAGGCCGAGCACGGTACCCATCCGTGCAAGCATCTCCGCATCGACGCGGTCGGTCTTCGCTCCCTGTCCGGTAGCCTGCGCGAAGCGTCGCGCCCGTGCGGGGTTCACCTTGACGTTGTGATGGCCGAAAGCCGCAAGCGCGGCCTCCAGATCGCGGTGATAGCGCCCGGTCGCCTCGTAGACGACGCGGAGCGGTGCCGCCCCGAGCCACTTGCGCATGGCCTTCAAGCCGGACGCGTCGTTGCCGAAGCGGGCTCGTTTGCCGTCCGAGATACGGTAGATGTCGAGTGTGGTCTTCGAGATGTCGATCCCGATAGTGTCGGTCATGGTCTTTTCGCCTCCTGGCCTTGTCATTCGGGGCAAGGACGCGAGGTCTTCCCCATGTATCCGTTCAGGACATTCGAAAAGGCGGGGGCGATCACACTACTGACCGGCCCTCTCCGACCATCTCCACAACGATCCGTCCCCCGCCGCTGTCCGGCATATTTGAGGTGCCGGACAGCGGCTCCCGTATCGCACGGGAACCGGGGGAAATCTTAAGACAAGGTCTCCACGTCGTTCACGAGGGTTGCGGTGCACATCCGGCCGACGACGCTGTCGCGCGCCGCCTGCCAGTCGAAGGTGGCCTGCACGCCTTGCGGCCCCGAGATCTCGATGCGCGGACGCGGCAGGTAGACGGCGTGCACGGTGAAGGTGAAGCTTTCGCCGGACGGCAGGAGGTAGGCGAACTCCATCTCGCAGGCCTCGCCGTTGATTGCCTGCGTCACCAGCGTCTGGTCGGCGAAGCGCACCTCGATCCGGCCGGTCAGCGCGGCGATGGACGGGTCCGCGCCGTCGATGCGGCCATCCGAGCGGATGGTCTCGATCCGGTCGAGGTTGTTGGCATAGGTGATCTCGGCCGAGACCACGTTGCCGAGGGCGGACCCATTCCGCGTGATCGCCCCGTTGAAATGCCCGAAGCGCTTCAGCTCCAGCGCGGCGGGCGTTCCGGCGCTGGTCGTGGTGCCGACCGTCTCGCCCTGCGCCACCAGCCGGGCTGTCGCGGTCAGGAGCCCGGATCGCTGCATCTGCCAGGTGATCTGGTCGAGCACGCAGCCCGAGTACATCGCGTAGCGCGGCACCTCGGGCATGCCGGTCTCGATCGACATGCTGGGCAGCGTCCAGGACCCCGACTGGAACTCGTGGCTGTAGGGCGCCTCCGCACCCGTGGTCGTCGGTGTCCCGAAGGCCGCCTTCAGCCAGAACCCGATAGCCTCGGCGTCGAGCGGCACGACGACGTCGCCATCGGCCGTGACCGCATCCTTGATCGGCGCCAGCGGATCGCGGCCGTAGCCGAGAAGCTCCGAGTTCAGCAGTGGCTGCTCGGCGCCGAGCGAGGTGCTGGCGAAGGGCATGCGGGTGAAGCCGCTGGCGGGCGGCGTTCCATAGGTCGTCTCGAACGCAAGCGCCATCAGCGCCCGCGCCCCCTGGGCTCGTGCCATGATGTTCTCCTCGGGTTGTCGGGATCAGCCGAGCGGATCGGCCGTGGAATAGTGCAGCACCACCGGGATCACGGCCGCATTCAGGCTGGCCGCGCCCTCGACCGGCAGATCGACCGGGCGCGGGGCTTCGGCCTCGACCCAGTCGCAGAGCCCGCCCAGCGTCCGGTCGGCGGCAAGCGCTGCGCCGATGCTGGCGGTCAGCGTGTCGAACGCAGCGTCGCGATCGGCGCCCTGAACGACCGCCTCGATCTCGGCGCGGTGCTGGTAGTGGTAGCGCAGGGGCGACAGCGTGACTTCGGGCTCGCCTGGTTCGCCGTCGCGCAGGATCAGCAGGCCTTCGGCCGGGACGCGCTCGGGTAGCACCTCGCCGCGGAGGGCGGTGGCGGGCAGCGCCGAGAGCCGCGCGTGCAGCGCGGTGAGGATGGTTTCGCGAGGGGTGGGCATATCTGTCACGCGACTCCGCGCTTGACGTTTGTTTCGAGGGTGTTTGGATTAATGAAGGCCGCGCGGAACCAAGCGGTGGGAGGAAAGATGCTGCTTGATCCGCATAGACTCGAAGAACAGCTACGAGCGGCAACAGCCATCGATGCTGCCGTCCGCGACGCCTATTTGACCTTTGCCCATGCTCATTTTCCTGGCGGGACCACGGTGCGCCCGGCCGGACATGGTTACATAGAACGAGAACTTCGTTTCGAAGCCAAGGGCGACTGGCTGTATTCAGCTGTCCTGAATCAGAAGTGGGTCCTGTGGTACTTTCGGAAGCCTGCCTTGAATGCAGGGCTTATTGATCCGGGCAAGACCAAAGAGCACTTTCCCGCTTCGGAAGAAACGTCACGCGGGGAAATCAAGCTTCGAGTTCGTAGTTCGCCAGAGGCACTTGCTGTGTTGAAGTGGGTGGGCGCTGAATAATGCGCTCCGTCGAGCGTCCGGTTTATTCCAATGGTTGCGCACTCATCCAAGCCGCCCCTCAACCCAATTCGCCACGATCAGACCCGGCACGCTGTCCAGCGCCCGCTCGGCATCCCGGTCTAGGTTGAGCCGCTTCGGCAGCTTGACCTGCGGCACCAGCAGGAAGATCGGCACCGTCGTGCGCCCGCGGCCAGTCTTCGAGCGTGACGCGACACCGAGCCCACGACTGTTCAGCCGTCCCTCTGCCACCAGCAGGCTGGGCCCGCGGCGACGGTAGACGAAGCGGAGCCGCAGCCCCCGGCGGCGCTCCCATTCGCCGGGGGTGATCCTGCCGCCGCGCAGGCCGCGTCCGGCGGCTGGCGTCGGGATCGCAAGCCAGAACCCGTCCTTGGAGCGGATCAGCGGCCCGGTGTCGTGAGCGCCGACGATGACCGGGGCCTTGGACCACACGAGCGCCGCGGCGTTCAGGCTCTCGCCGGCCTTCGGGAAGGTCTGGCTCCGGATCGAGTTGGCGAGCCGCCGGCCGAGCCCCGCGCCGGTGATCTGGCCGCGCCAGGCGGTCTTCAGCCCGGTGCCCGCCTCGCGCATAGCGGCGGTGACGGCCTTCTCTCCGGCCTTCACCTCTGCCGCCATGGCGGCGACGAGGTCCGGGGTGATGTCGAGCTTCAGCTTCATCGCGATCAGGCCGGACGCAGATCCACTGTCCAGACCAGCCGTTCGCGGTCGCGGACGGGCTCGCCCTGGATGAGGAAGGCCTCGCCGTCGATCTCGATGCGGTCGCCGGGACGCGGGTTGGCCACCTCGGAAAGGCGCAGATCGAGCCGGGTGCTCTCCGACCAGATCCGCGCCTCGCCGAAACTGGTGACGTCGTCGGGGCGCCGCAGGATGGCGCGGACCAGCGAAGGCGCGCCGCCCTCGGCGATGTAGACGATGTCACTCGCGAGATGCGCATCCGCGAAGAGCGCCTCGAGGGCGGATGCGAACGCGCTGGCCATGGCTATACTGCTCCCATGAAACAGGAATCGATTTCAGAACGCCCGACGAGGGTCCGAGCCGTCCAGGCGCTGTCAGAGGCGTTCATGGGCCAGCACCCGGACACGTCCCTCGACCCGAAGGGCTACGTTGCAGATTTTCGCGACACCCTGCTTCCGCAGGTCACGCTGAAGGATTTCGAAGCAGACCTGTCCTCAGGCGACGGCAACGAGCTGCAGACCAAGTTCCGGGCGGCCCATTCTTCATCTGGGCTGGCGGTCAACTGCTTCGCGCCGTTTCGGAGCCGGATCGCCGACCTCGCCATGCCGATGGCTGCCGGTTTCGACGATCTTCGCTTCGAACGGAAATGCCCCACCGGACTCCGCGGCGGCCGTGCACCCAACCTCGATGTCGTGCTTTCGGGCCCCGGCGGCGTGGTCGGGATCGAGTCGAAGCTGACCGAACACCTGTCGCCCCACCGAGCCGAATTCTCACCCGCATACGAGGAGCAGATCAGAGACTCGCGGCGCGACCAGGGATACTTCCGCGAAATGCTGCGCCTCCGGGATCGGCCAGACAAGTACACCTGGCTCGACGCTGCGCAGCTTATCAAGCATGCGTTCGGACTGGCACGCAGCTTCCCCGACCGACCGGTGACGCTGCTTTATCTGTTCTGGGAGCCCGCGAACCCAACCGCCGGTCCCGAGTTTGTGGCCCATCGAGACGAGATCGAGGAGTTCAGGGCGCGCGTGGCAGGATCATCGCCGGCGTTCGAGGCGATGAGCTATCCCGAACTCTGGCGCTTCTGGCAGGATACCGAACCGGCCGACTGGCTGGTCCGGCATCTCAGCGATCTTCACGCCCGATACGGCGTCACGCTCTGACTCAGGTCCGCCGTGCCGAGCGCAACACCTGCGGCCGTGTGCAGATCGGGAGCGGGTTGCTCTCGATCTCCAGCCGCACCCATTCGTCGCGGTCCCGGTCGGGGATCGTCCGGGCATAGAGCGGCTGGCCCAGCGTGTTCACCGTCTCGAAGGTGTCGGCTGGGGCGTAGTAGATCTCGAAGAGCCCCTCGATGCCTTCGGGATAGAAGAACGCCTTGTCGGCCGGGACCGTGAAGCCGACCCCGCCCCGGTAGCGGCGGAAGGTGATGCCGCCGAAGCTCACCTCGTCGGCCACGCGGCCGCGCAGGTCGGCGGCGGCTGCGGTATTGAGGTAAGTCTCCCGTACCTCCTTGTGGGCGACGAGATCGGCGAAGAAGGCCGAGCCGCATTCGGCACGAACCTGAACGGCGCCGGCCGAGAGCCCGCCCATCGAGTCCTCGACGCTCTCGATCAGCGCCTGGCAGCGCTTGCGCAGCGCCCCGGAGGCGGGGGTCGCGTTGTCGAGATCGAAGTCGATCTCGGCCGCCGGTGTGATCCCGAACTCGGTGAAGTAGTTCACCACCGTGGCGTGGTCCTTCGGGTCCTTCACCAGCCCCTGGATGCCGTTCAGCAGGTGGTACTCAAAAGTGGTCTCGGCGTCCTGGCGGAGCTTCCTGAGCCGGTAGGCCACTTCGGTCTGCACCTGTTGGGTTGCGCTTTCCGAGCCAAAGTCGCGGACGGACTGGATCTCGGAGGCCCAGAGCACGTCCTGCTTCTTGAACTGGCGGCAGACGAAGGCGCGCATCTCGCGGCGATCAGGAACCTGCTGCTCGTAGGCCGAGCCGCGCTCGGAGAACGGGATCAGCGACAGCGTGCCGTCCCGGCTCTCGATGACGACCGTGCGGGAGCGCACGCCGCGCGGGCTGAAGAGGGCCGAGCCCGAGAGCAGCGCGGGCTTGAAGGGGATGTTCTCGAGCGCGCGGGTCAGCTCGACGATGGTGAAGGCATCGCCTTCGAAGATGTCCATGGTGGCCATGAGGATGCCTCCTGTCGGGATTGGATCAGCGGACGAGGATGCCCGCGGCGAGGAGCGCCGTGTGGGCGGCCGCGATCTCGCCCTCGCTGGGGGTGCCCGCGAAGAAGAGGTCGTGGCGGTTGACGATGGCGGGTCCGCGAACGACGGCGACGGCGGGCGCATCGCCGGCGCTCGCATCCGCATTGCCCCAGAGCACCGCGACGGCTGTCTCGGTGCCGTCGACGGCGGCGGGATCGTGCGCGGCGTATTTGCCGGACGCGGTGATCTTGCCCAGCACCGTGCCGGGCTCAAGCGTGCCCGAGGCGACGGTGATCGTCTCGCGGGTGTAGTCGCGGAAGGCTTCCCAGACGAGGAAACCGCCGGGGTGCGTGCCTTCGACGAGCGTGGTCATGGTGTCATCCTTTCAGCTTGAAGGTGCGGGCGACGATCTCGCCCCAGGGGCGCGCGGCCGAGGAGCGGCCGGGCTGCGGGTGATGGGGCACGATCTCGGGTTCGGCCTCGGCCTTGGCGGCGAGGAGCGCGGCGCGCACCTCGTCGAGGCTCGCGTTCTCTTCGAGGAAGCGGCCGGCCATCTGCGCCTGGCCGGCAAGGAGGCAGAGATCGATGACGGCGCGGGCGTGGCCGATGGCATCGGCCCGGATCGCGGCGGGATCCGGCGGCGCGCCGCTGGGAGGTGGCGTCTCGGCCGGAGGCTGAGCGGTGTCGGCGGCGGCGGCCTGCTCGTTTTCGACATCAGAAAGCTGATCGCCTTCGGCGGCCTCGTCGGTGTCCTCGTCCGCTTCGATCTCGACGCAGTCGGCCGCGTCGTCGGAGTCCTGATCCGCTTCGACCTGCTCTACCAACACCGGCGGCGCATTGCGGAAGCGCCCAATGTCGAAGTTCGCGGCGATGCGGACGGGCTCGATCAGCCGGTCGGCGAAGCCCTGCGCCACGGCGTCCGACGCGTCGAACCATGTCTCGGCGGCCATGAGCGCGGAGACCTCTTCCGGCGTCCGGCCGGATTTCGCGGCATAGCCGGAGACGAGGCTGCCCTTCACCTTGTCGAGCGCCTCGGCCATGGCGCGCATGTCCTCGGCCGTGCCCATCACGAGGCCGGCCGGGTCGTGGATCATCAGGAAGGCGTTCTCGGGCATGACGATCTCGTCGCCCGCCATGGCGACGTAGGATGCGGCGGAGGCGGCGATGCCGTCGATCCAGACGGTGACCGTGCCCTCGTGGCGCTTCAGCGCGTTGTGGATCGCCACCGCGTCGAAGACCGATCCGCCGGGGCTGTTGAGCCGCAGATCGACAGGCGTGCCCTCAGGCAGCGCGCCCAGTTCTGCCAGAAACCCCTTCGCCGAGACCCCGTAGGCGCCGATCTCGTCATAGATTGCTACTTCCGCACCGGTCCCCCGGGCGCGGATCGCATACCAGCTTGCCATGTCGTCACTCCTGTTCGGTGGCCGGATCGGTCGTCGCCGCTCCGTCGTCCGTGTCGTTGCCGGCGCCGTTGCCGGGCTCGGCCCGCGTTGCCGGCGTCGCGCGGGCGCCCTGCGTCTCGCCGGGGCTCGTGCGGTAGCGAAGGCCGAGACCTGTCGCGCGGGCGGCGTCGGCGGCGTTCTCGCGGTCGATTTCCTCGATGTCGTAGCCGGTGGCCTCGACCACTTTGCGCCGCGACGTGATGCCGGCCTCCATCGCCAGCACCTGTGCCTGGATGTCCTTCAGCGGATCGACCCAGTCCCAGCGCGGCGGGATCCACTGCACCGGTCGCACCTCTGCCGGATCGGCCTCCAGCGCGCCCGACAGGACCGCGGTCTCCAGCCAGCGCCGCCAGACTGCCCGGCAGAGCTGGTGCACGATGACGCCATGCTGCAGCTGGCCGATGCGGCGACGGAACTCGACGAGTTCGGCCCTGAGACTCGAGTAGTTCGCTTGCCGGACATCGCCGGTGACGAGGTGATAGGGCAGCCCAAGCGAGGCCGCGACCGAGAGCAGCGTCCGGTACTGGAACGCCTCGTAGCCGCCGCCGACATCCGCCGGGGACGAGAACTTCACGTCTTCGCCGGGCAGCAGCACCTGCATCGTGCCGGGCTCGAGGCTCGCGATGGCCGCCCCGTCGAGATCCGCCTCCGCCTCTCCCATCATGGGCTCTTCCGGCGCGGTCTTGGTGATGAAGCCCGCGAACATCGCCGCGGTCTTCTTCCGGTCGAGCTCGGCGTCGTCGTACTGGTCGAGCAGGAACAGCCGCACCATGGCCGGCGCGATATGCGGCAGCCCCCGGATCTGGCCCGCGTCGATGGGGCGATAGATGTGCAGCACGTCCGCCGCCGGCACGCGCACCGTCTCCGGGATGGCCGCCCCCTGGTCGGTGCTGTCGCCCGGGTGGCGGCGGCGGAAGTGGTAGGCCACGCGGCGCCCGATGGCATCGAACTCGATCCCGCAGCGGATGCGGTTGCCGTTCGCCGCGGTCTCGGTCTTCTCGAAGGGCAGCATCTCGGACTGGAGAAGCTGCAGCTGCAGCGGGACCAGTAGCCCGTCTTCGACCCGACGCGGGCGCATCCGGACGAAGCATTCGCCGGCCACGAACATCTCCCGCGCGACCATGGCCTGCAGGCCGTAGAAGTCCGTCAGCCCGTCCGCGTCGGCCTCGTCTGTCCAGGCGAGCCAGAGCTGCTGGACCCGGTCGCGGAGATCCGCGTCTCCGATGAGCGAGGACGGCTTGATCCCGTCGCCGACAAGGTTCGCGGCGAAGGCCTCGCAGGCGTTGGCGGCATAGCCGTTGGTCACGACCAGCTCTCGGGACCGCGCCAGCAGACGCGGGCCGCCCGAGGCGACCAGCGCGTTGATGTTCTCGAGCGGCGGGTTCCAGCCGCGCAGCCGACGCTTCGCCATGGCGCCCTCAAGGCGAGCGCGCACGGCGGCGGGGCCGCCGGCGGACCGGCGGCGGAAGCGGTCGAAGAAGCCCATGGGTTCAGAGCCCCTTCGCCGTCGTCACGCGCACATGCCGCACGATCCGACGCCCTTCGGCTGCGGCGATCTCACGGTCCAGCGCTTCGATGGCCCGGTCGATCTCGGCGACGCTGCGATAGTCCACGGTCTTGCCGTCGTAGCTGACCCGCGCCACGCCCGAGGACCGCTGCGCGGTCAGCGCGTCGCGGCGGGCGCGGAGCTCTGCGGCCGTGGCCATGGATCACCTCATGTAGCTCGAGCGCACCGCGCGCCGGCGCTGCATCGTTCGTGTCGGGACGGCCGGCGCCGTTGCCGGACCGGCTTCGGATCCGTCCTGCTTCGCCACCCCGAGCTGCGCTTCCAGATCGGCCCACCGCGCCTCGGGCCAGCGATCCGCCCCGAGGATCCACGCGGCGGCGCGGGCATAGACCCGGATGTCCAGCGCCTCGTTGCGCTCGCGGAGCTTCTGCCATTCGAGCCGCGTGAAGCCACGCTTGCCCTTCACCGTCACCAGCTGCTCGGCGGTCAGCTGCTTGAGCCATTCGCCGTCCGCCCAGTCCGGCAGGTGGATCGTGCCGGGCGGGCACAGAGCGCCCGCCGCCTGTTCCTCTCTCGTCGGCCCGTCCTGCCGCAGGAAACGATAGGTCTCGGCCTTGAAGGTCGAGGTGGCCACGGTCCAGAGCCGGGCGCCGCGCCGGAGCCGCTTACCCGCGACGGTCGCGTCGACAAAGGTTGGCCCGGTCACCGGGCTGGTGCGGGTGAACCCTTCGACGCCCTTCACCGGCGCCACCTGCGCGAACCCCACCTGGCGCGACCAGGCATAGACCGCGCTCGTCTCGTAGCCCGTGTCGATCGCGAGCCGGGCGAGCGTCATCCGCTGACCCGAAGCATGCGTCCAGGTCCGCCCGAGCAACTCTGTCAGCTGCTGCCAGCAGGCCGGATCGCCGGGGCCGCCCTCGAGCACGAGGTGATCGACAAGCCAGCTTTCCAGACCCTGACCCCAGGCCCAGACGTCGACCTCGATCCGGTCCTTCTGCACGTCGGCGCCCGCGGTCAGGAACAGCCCCCGCTGCGGCACCGTGCCTGGAGCCCATGCCTCGCGCCGGTCCGCCAGCCTCTGCCAGTCGGGCGCCTCGCCGGTCTCCATCCAGGTCTCGCCGAGGATGGTGTTCCGGAACGCCCGCATCGCCTCGTCGCTGCCCCGTGCCGCCTCATGCGCCCGCGCGATCCGCTGCCAGCTGAGCCAGCCCACCGGCGAATAGAGCGCCGAGAGGTGGTAGCCGACCGTGGTCGGATCGGCGGCCGTCGTGGTCGCGCGCCACTCGCCGCGCTCGAGCATCTGCGTCTTGTGGTGCTCTGCGATGGTCCGCTCGCAGCCCTCGCAGTGATATTCCGCCGTCTCCGGGCGGCCCTTCTCCCAGCGCAGCCGGTCGAACTTCAGCCACTGCATCGCGCCGCAGTGCGGGCACGGAACGAAGAACCGGCGCTGGTCGGACGCCTCGAACTCCCGCTCGATCCGGCTCAGCCCCCGGATCGTCGGGGTTGAGACCAGGAACACCTTGCGCCGATGGGCGAAGGTCAGCGAGCGCGCCTCGGCCAGCGTGACCGGGTCGCCTTCCTCGTCGGCCGACGCCGGATAGGCGTCGACCTCGTCGAGGAAGATGTAGCGCGCCGGGGTCGAGCGCAGACCCACCGCCGAGTTCGCGCCGGTCATGATCAGGATGCCGCCCGCGAACTCCTTGGACAGCATCGTGTTGCCCGCGTCGCGCGAGCGCGCGGGCTTCACCCGCTCCCGTAGCTCGGGGCTTTCGTCGATCAGCGGGTCGATCCGCTGGCGCGAGTTGCGCTTGGCCAGTTCCACGGTGGGCTGGACAGCGAGCATCGGCCCCGGCGCCTGGTGGATGGCGAAGCCGATCCAGTTGTTCCCGGCCTCGGTCGCGCCGACCTGTGCGGCCTTCATGAACACGATCCGCTGCGTCGGATCGCCGGGCGACAGCCGGTCCATGATCTCGCGCATGTAGGGCGTGCGCACCGTGCGATACCGCCCGGGTTCGGCCGAGGCGCGACCCGAGAGCATCCGGTGCCGGTCAGCCCATTCCGAGACGGTCAGGTCCGGATCAGGCCGCAGCCCGTTGCCCCAGGCGCGCAGGATCTCGCCTGCGCCGTCGAAGTCCGTCAGCGCGTCATCATCACCGGAAGTCGGGCCGGACCTCGGCGAGTTCGTCGAGGTGGGCGCGTACATGTCTCTCCAGCACCTTCTGCATCGCGGCTGGCTCCACGGTGATCTGCTGGCCCGTCGCATCGCGGCATGAGGCCGAGAGCTCGGCCGCCATCAGCGCCGCCGCGCGTGCAGGCCAGGTCACCCATGCGTCCCGCTCCTCCCGCGCCAGCCGGAACACCAGCGCCAGCGCGCGTGCCCGCTCGATCAACTCCCCCTTCAGCCTCGAGAGCCGGATGCGCCGCTCCTGCGCCTTCAGCACCTCGTTCGCGGTTTTCGCCTGCAGGAAGGTGCCGCCGCCGCCAACCGCTGGGACCGACAGACCCTGTTCGCGGAGCGTATCGCCAACAGCGGTCACGGCCGCCTCGGGGACGGGCTTCAGCTTCGGCGCGGGCGGCTTTCTCGTCTTCGACGGGTCCGTTGTTTCGGCCCGTCTAGCGTCGCTGGCGGCCGCGTTGATGCTGCCGTCGGGATAGAGGACCAGCCGCTCGGCCGTCTTCGCCTTCTGGATCGCGCCCCGCGACAGCCCGACATGGGCGGCGTACTGGCGCTCGCTCATGCCCTGCATCGACAGCTCCGATTATCATTTCAAATCATTTGCTTATCGAGTTGATAAGCGGCGCGACCGGAGCGAACGTCACTCCAACGAAGCGATGCAACTCACCAAGGAGCCACCAGAATGACCCGCCGCGCGACCGACAGTGAGACCGCTCCCGCCACCGGTTCGAGGGAGCGGTCGAACAAAGCCCTCGACGCCTTCCTCGCCGCCAAGTTCGAGATCGACGCGATGTTGGAGCGGCTCGCCGCCCTCAGCGCGGACCATTTCGAGACCAACCCAGACGAGATCAACTGGGGCCATGTCGGCACCCTGAACCACTACAGCGCCAAGCTGCGTGAGATCACCGACATGGCCTTCAGGGAAGGCGAACACGCCGAGTGAGACGATACGCTCCCGGTCCCGCCCGCCGACTGGCGGGCTCGGCCTCGTAGAAGGGCCCGCATCCTGCGCGCCCCGATACGGGAGACGACGATGACCAAGCTTTCCGACACCCAAGCCCTGATCCTGAGCGCCGCCGCCCAGCGGCCCGAGCTTATCGCCCTGCCGCTGCCCGAGAGCCTGCGCGGCGGGGCCGCCGCCAAGGTGGTTGGCGCGATGCTCGCGAAGGGGTTCCTGCAGGAGGTCGACGCCGACATGCGCAAGGGCGAGCTCGTCTGGCGCGAGACCGGCTGCGGCCACGGCGTCACACTGATCGCCACCGACGCAGGCCTCGCCGCCATCGGCATCGAGCCCGAGGACGCGAACCCCGCGCCTGCGGGCGCGACGGCCGCGCCGACCGAGGAGCCTGCGCCGGAAGCTCCCACCGGACCCGAAGCCGCGCCCAAGACGCGCACGCCGCGCGAGGGCACCAAGCAGGCGACCCTGATCGCCATGCTGCGCGCGCCGGAGGGCGCGACCATCGAGGAAATCGCCACCGCACTCGAATGGACTCACCACACGGTCAGGGGCGCGATGGCCGGGGCGTTGAAAAAGAAGCTCGGGCTCGAGGTGACCTCCGAGAAGGTCGAGGACCGGGGGCGCGTGTACAAACTCCCTGCCGCCTGACGCATCAGACTCCAACAAGTTGATGATCGCCGTCTCGCCGGGGCGGCGGTCGATCATTTGGCGCTCCGAAGCCGGATCGTCTCGAACAGTCGCCGCAGCAGGTACCCGCGTGCCAGCGATACGCCGACGAAGGCGAGGCCGATGGTCAGATGCTCCGCGAGCCCCGTCTCGATACCGAACCATGGGAACACGACGATCTGCGTCGCGATGGCCAGCACATAGCCGAGCACGACATTGGTCGTGGATTCGACCAGCGACATCAGGCGGCTCTGCTGCATCGCACCCCCTCCGGCAGGCTCTCCAGAAACGCGATCACGAACTCCGCCGCGAGCGGCGGCACGATCGCATTGCCGTAGCCCCGCAGCAGCCCCATGCGACCGGATACCCCATCAGCCAGCGGGAATGTTCCGGGCTCAACGCGCCGCCAGCGGTCATCGCGGCAGAGGAGCCAGTCCGGATCTCGCCAGACGCCGTCCGTCGTGCCGGTCCCGGCGGGGTCAGCGCCTTCGACCAATCCACCAGCTTAACCGTCCTGCGGCTCGCATCGGTGTTGCCGGCGGCGTTGTATCGCTCCGTCGCGGGCGAGCCCGCCATCGCTGTCGGCCAACCCGCCAGCCAGACCTGACGGCCCAGCAGCGCGTTGATCGGAACGGCCGGACATTCCGATCCATCCTTGTAATCCCGCGCCGAGGCCGTGGCCCAGCCCGCCATGTGTTGGCCCGAGGGCGACGGCGCCGAAGAACAGCCGCTGGCGGATATGCGGAGCGCCGATGCCCGCAGCCGGCAGATCGGCCGCCGCGACGGCGTAAGATGCCGCTTCCAGGTCAGCCGCCAGAGCGTCGAACCACGCCCAGCCAGCCGCACCTTCAGCCGTCGTTCCAACCGTTCGGCCAGATGGTCCGAGCACCGCCGCGCTGGCAACCTGCTCGCCGAAGACGAGTTCCGGGCGGCAGGCGGCAACGAGGCGCAGGAAAGCGGGGGCGAGATGGCGGTCATCGTCCTGTCCCTTGCGTTTCCCGGCCTGGCTGAAGGGCTGGCAGGGCGGCGATCCGGTCCAGACCGGCCGGTCCTCGGCCACGCCAGCGAGGCGCAGTGCGTAGGGCCAACCGCCGATCCCGGCGAAGAAATGACATTGCGCGAAGCCGCGCAGGTCGGACGGCTCCACGTCGAGAATGGATCGTTCGTCCACCTCGCCAGCCGGAAGGTGGCCGGCGGCGATGAGGTCCCGCAGCCAGGCACAGGCCGCGGGGTCGGAATCGTTGTAATAGACGGCCATCAGGCGGCAGCGTCGGTGTCTGTGTCCTCGCCCAGCCGCTCGGCCCTTACGGCTGCGAAGCTCCGGCCATCGCCATCGAGGATCGCCTCGCGCCACGTGTCCGCCTGCCAGCGCTCCACGGCGACATCGACGTAAGCCGGGCTGATCTCCATCGCGAAGACGCGGCGGCCATTGGCCTCGCCCGCCATGATCTGCGAACCCGAGCCCGAGAACGGCTCGTAGCAGAGACCGCCACGCGCCACATGCTGACGCATCGGGATCCCGAACGCGTCCAGCGGTTTTGGCGTCGGGTGGTCGGGGCGCTCGTCCTTGGCGAAACTCGGCATTTCCCATGTCGAGGGCAGCGTCTGCTCGGCCACCTTCGGCGGGCGGTTCGGGCGCCTCCAGCCCATGAAGCAGGGCTCGTGCTTCCAGAGATAATGCGACCGGGTCAGGACGCCGCGATCCTTCACCCAGATGATCTGCTGATGGACGAAGGCCCCGGCCTTTTCCCAGCAGGCTTCCAGCATCGCCTGGCGGCGCGAGGCGTGCCAGCAATACCAGGCGGCATCCTCGGTGATCGCCTCGGCCACGGCGGCGGCGATGAAGCCGTCGTAGAGTTCGGCGCCCTGTGAACTGTCGTCCCAGGTCACGCCGTAGGACTGGCTCCAATCCTTGTTCCGCGTCGGGTGGTTCGAGCCGTCGTAGTCGACGAGGTAAGGCGGGTCGGTCGCGAAGAGCACCGCCCGCTCGCCGTTCATCAGGCGGCGCACATCGGCCGCGCTGGTGCTGTCGCCGCAGAGGAGGCGGTGGTCGCCGAGGATCCAGAGATCGCCGGTCCGCGACGCCGGGTTGCGCGGCGGTTCGGGGATGGTCACCGGCGGCACCGAGCCCCCGGCGCCAGCATCCTCGCCATCGCTCTCCGGCACGAAGGCCAGAAGCTTGTCGAGTTCGCCGTCGGAAAATCCGACCAGAGACAGATCGAAATCCTCGGCCAGCAGTTCGTTCAGTTCCGCCGACAGCAGCGCCTCGTCCCAGCTGCCGAGTTCGGTCAGCTTGTTGTCCGCGATCCGATAGGCCCGCCGCTGCGCCTCGGTCAGATGGCCGAGCACGATCACCGGGGCCTCGGTCAGCCCCAGCTGCGTCGCGGCCAGCACCCGGCCATGGCCCGCGATCAGCTCGCCGTCCTCGCCCACAAGGCAGGGCACGGTCCAGCCGAACTCGGCCATACTGGCGGCGAGCTTCGCGACCTGGTCGGCACCGTGCAGCTTCGCGTTCTTCGCGTAGGGCTGCAGGCGCGCAAGCGGCCACTGCTCGATCCGCTCGGGGGCGAAGGCGAGAGTCATGAGAAGTCCTGTCGATGATGAATGGGCAGCAATCAGCAGCGCTGCGCGGTGGATTCCGGCATGGCGGAGTCCACCGGCCCCGGCTGGATTCCGGAGTCCAGGGTATCCACCCCGGAGTCCACCAGCCAAGGCGCTGTTATTGCGTTGTTATTTCAGATTGCGTGGTGGCTTCCGGCCGGGGTGGCTTCCCAAAAATCCGGCCCTGTCGCTGGCGATATGCCGCGCTTCGCCCGCCAGCATACGTTTCGGCCCGGAAAGGAACCGTAAAACAGAGGCTTGGCGACTTGGACCCCGGCTGGACCCCTCGGTGGACCCCGGAAGCCAGCGGCAGCGGTGTGCCCCGCGCTCCTCTCCCGAGAATATCCCGTTTGTAGGCCTCAGCCGGGGTCCGGTGAACCCTTTCCAGTGTCTCTCCGAAAATCGTCTCACATGACGATTTATCTTGACAGCCGGTCGGCGTTCTCGATCACAAAGCGCTTCGACCGCTTACGGGAAGGCACGCGCCCGTTGAGCCGCCAGGTGATCAGCGCGATGCCGTACTGCCAGTGGCGGTTCGCAGCCGGCCGGCTCAGCCCGATTTCCCAGCCGATCTTCTTCCACTGCGTCCGGTTCGCGCGCAGCCAGACGATCCGAGCGTCGTCCTTCTCCAGCCACCGCAGCCAGAGCATCGCCTCCTCGGCTTCGGTGATCTGGCGCGGAGTTGGGCGCGGCCGGCGCATCTGCGGCTCCTGGCCGACCTGGTCGGCGAAGCAGTGGAGGTACTCGGGCCAGGCGTTGAAGTAGCCCCGCGGCTTCACCTCGGGCAGTGACCGGAACACGTCCGCCGCGCTCTCGAGCCGGTCCTCGACCATAGCGGGTGCCCACTCACCCATGGCGCGCCTCCCGTTCACGCTTGCCGTACAACTTCTCGCCGAGCTGGCGGACCAACTCGCGCTCCGGCCAGGTCAGGCGGTCGTCGTCGATCGCCACGGCGAGCAGCCCCTGCTCCTTCCAGCCCTCGCGCTTGACCTCATCGGGGTTGCGACAACGGCCGCCGTAGCCGGCCGGATGCCAACGCATCGATTTCATGCGACATGCCTCCAGCGCTTCCCGTTGATGATGTCGTCGACGGCCTGACGGGAGATGCCAAAGCCGACCGCTGCTTCCCGTCTCGGAATCCCCAAGGCGTGCATCTTCCGGATCGCGAGCGCGCAGACTTCGTCGATCTTCGCTTGGCCGTTCCTCGAGCCGCGGTTGTGCGTGCCGTGGCGCACGGTGTCGCCGACGTTCTCGCGCTGTGTCGCCCAGCGAAGATTCCAAGGGTGGTTGACGTCCCGCGTGCCATCATCATGCGCGACCACGTGACGTTCGCTGGGCGGACGTCCGAGAAAGGCCATGGCGACAAGGCGGTGAACGGGGACGGCTTTGCGGTGGTTTCCGCGCCACAGCTGAACATAAAGGTACTGGTTCCGGGGATTGCGCCACGGCTTCAGAAGCCGACCGGCACGGGCACCTTTCCCGCCCAACGCGCGCCGGACCTGTCCATCTTCGGAAACATCGTACTCCGGCCAGCCGGGGATCAAGCGCCATTCCGGGTTCAAGTAGATCATGCGACACCCCCGTTCGTCTCGATGACCCAGTTCAGGATCGCAATTGCATCGGCCTCGTTGTCATCGGCAGGGGAGAAGCCGCGAGACCGCGCCGCGGCAATCATGTCCTGCTTGGGTGCATTTCCCCGACCTGTCGCGTGCTTCTTGATCGTTCCGACCGGAACGCCGCTGTACGGAATGCCCCTCAACTCGGCCCATGTCGTCAGCGTCGCGAGAAGACCTCCAAACACATGCGCCGCGTCGGTCCCGGCATGGCGGCGGACCTCCTCGAACCAGATGGCCGCGATGGGGCCGGACAGCCGGTCGATCTCGGTCAACCAGTTGGTGAAGCGCAGGTAGCGCATGCCGCCGCCATCGAAGCGGCCGGGGCGGAAGGACACCGTGCCGCTGGTGATCAGGCCGTCATGGCTGCGCAGCGCCCAGCCGGTTGCGGTGCCGAGATCGAGAGCGAGGATACATGGCGCAGAAAGGCGCCCCGGTTCGGGGCGCACGTCCGGCATGGGGATCGTCTGGTTCATCATGAAGGCTCACGGATCGTGGGCCTTCGGCTTTGGTCATGGGCAGGGAATCACGTCATGCGCGCTGGATCAAGAAAAATGCGCCCGGCCGACCTCTGGTCCCACCTGACCCTACCTGTCCCACTTTGCGGCCCAAGTGGGACGGAGATTTTTTACTTTGCAATCAAGGCGGTGCCCTACCTGTCCCACCTGTCCCACCTTTTTCCTTACATTCGTATAGGGGACTATGAAACCGGCCGGGACATACATTCCTATAGGAAAGGGAAGGAAGTTGGTGGCCCAAGTGGGACAAGTGGGACACTATTGATTTTGAACGTCTTTTTCCGTCCCACTTCTGCCTCAAGGTGGGACAGCGCCCGAAGTGGGACAGGCCGGAACGCGAAAGGGGCACCCGTTCGGATGCCCCAGCATACCTGATCTGCGGTCAGCCCGCGTTCAGTCGGCTTCAGCCGGCTTGCGATAGCGCCATTCGCGGGACGCGCCCGTGCTGCTGCGATACCGCTTCCAATCCCGCGATTTCAGCCATGCGCCGACTCGCATCTGATCGCCCTTGGTCCATTTCGCCGGTTCGATGCCGAGGGCGCCTTCGAGGATCTCTCCCACCGAAACCTCGCGGATCGGATCGAGGCGCTTGAACTCCTCGTCCTGCCAGTCATCGTAGCCGGCATGGCCGCGATTGACGCTGCGGGTTTCATGAGTCAGCCAGCGGTCGATGCGGGCATCCCAGGCATCGGCCTGATAACGCGCCTCCTGCGCGGCGGCGGCATCGGCGAGGATCGCCGGATCCTCGATCCACCAGATCGCGCCCTCGCGGAACCGGTGGACCGTCTCGGCCCAGAGCTGGTCGCGGTCGCGGGCCAGCGCGGCGATGTCGATGGCGCCGCAGCGCAGCGGCCAGAAGCGGCGGTTACCGGTCTCGTCGCGCAGATAGGTGTCGGGGTTCACGGTGCCGGCGAAAACGCATTGGCGCGGCACCTCGACGGTATAGCGGCCATAGGGCGGGCGGAAGCGGTCGGTGGTGCGGGTCAGGAACGCCTTGATCCGCGAGACTTCGGCGCGGCCGATGGCGTCGAGTTCGGCGATCTCGACGATCCAGACGCCCTGCATGTGGATGGCGGCATCCTTGGAGCCGAGCTCGGGCAACTCATCCGTGAACCAGTCCTCGCCGGCCAGCACCTTGATCGCGGTGGATTTGCGCGCGCCCTGCGGGCCTTCGAGGATCAGCATGTGGTCGGCCTTGACGCCGGGGCGGAAGATGCGGGCGACGGCCGAGATCAGCCAGAGCGCGCCGACGGTGTGGTGAAACGCGGTGGGTTCGGCGCCGAGATAGGTGCTGGTCCAGGTCTCGATCCGGGGCGTGCCGTCCCAGCGAAGGCAATCCAGCCAGTCGCGGACCGGGTGGAGGCGCAGCTCGCGGGCGACGGCGCCGACGGCGCGGCTGACGACCATCGGGGCGACGTTGAGGCCGCGCAGCTGCAGCCATTCGGCGGTGCGGATGTCATCGGCATCCTCCCAGGGGCGGGGAAAGACGGCGCTCGCATCGTCCCATGGCAGCGGCTGGCGCACGACGATCTCCTGCGCGAAATCGTCGAAACCCAGCACGCCTGCGAAGACCGCATCCGAGTTCAGGGCGATGATCACATTGGCCTCGTTGCGTTCGGGCGTCCCGGCGAGGTCCTGGCACAACCGACTGAGCCATGCCGGTTTGACGATCCGCGCATTCGGATCGCCAGTGGCGTTCACCCGGCGGCGCAGTTCCGCCAGCTGTTTTTCGAGGATCGCCATGGAAATGCCGGTGGCGGTCTTGATCCGGGCGAGGATCTGGCGCTCGGGCAGCGGGTCGAGCCGGGCCAGCGCGAGGCGGCCGAGCAGGCTGGACAGGGCTTCCAGTTCGGGCGGATTGGTCAGCGCCTCGGTGGCCGCGACAAGCGCGGCGAAGTCGTTCTCGGCCGGGAGAGTGGTCGCGGTGGCGGCGTCCTCGGCTGGTGCGGCCGACCCCGCCGGATATTCCTCGGCCCGCGCGCCGCGGATCAGATCGTCGTTGAAATCGTCGCCATGGAGCGGCAGCCCGATCTCGTTCGGGATATCGGCACGGTTCAGCCGGTCCGACAGCGTGGCAGCCGCCTGGCGCCCGGCATCGCCGGCATCGGCATAGATGGTGATGCGTGTCGTGCCCTCGGGCCATTGAAACCGGGCAAGACCATCGGCCGACAGCGCCGCCCAGACCGGCGTGCCGAACAGCGCGTGGGCCGCCAGTGCGGTCTCGATGCCTTCCGCCACGCCGAGGTGGCCGTCCTCCGGCATGGCAAACAGCCGAACCGCGGCCTCGGCGACCGATCCCAGCATCTTCTTGCCGGCGGGGGCCTTGGCGCTGCCGTCGTCGAGCAGGAAGGTGCGGTGGATGCCGGGCGCGCGATCACCATTCGCGAGCCGTGCCAGCGCGATCAGCCCCGGCCAGCCGCGCCGGCTGTCGAAATCCGGCAGGTCGGGGTGAAACAGCAGATCGGGCGATGCGGGGTCAGACAGGCCCCGCGCGCGCAGATAGGTCTCGGCCACGCTGCCGGCCAACGGGATCGCGCCCGCAAGCAGCCGGGCAACCTCAAGCGCGGGATCGCGCTTCAAGGGAGGCGGCGCCGACGGTGCGCGGCGTTCCGGTGCGCCGGGCGCAACGCCTGCAATGTCCGCCGCCTCCGCGATCAAGGCGCGGCCGTCGAGCCCGGTCGCCTCCTCGATGGCGCTGATCGGGCCGCCGCCCTGATTGCCGTCGAAGTCGATCCAGTCGCCGGCATGCGGCCCGCGCAGGGTGATGACGCAGGAGCCCATCTTGCGCGGCGCATCGCCCCGGATATTGGCAAGCCGCCATTCGTCGCCCGACCGGCGCCCAAGCGGGAAGAGCCGTGGCACCCAATGTTCGGCGGTCTCGCGCAGCCGCTGGACGATCAGGTCCAGATCGTAGCGGTCCGGCTGCGGATGCAACGGCCGGACGTCATTGAGGTCGATGACCGCCCCACTCACCGGAACGCCTCCGATTGCGGCTCACGGGACAGGTTCTTCATGGATCCCTCCTTTCGCAACGGCGACATCAGGCCAGCAGCACGAGCCCGCGCTCGGCGCGGGTGATCGCGGTATAGAGCCAGCGACGGCGGTCGAGATCGCTACGGCCAAGCCCGTCGTCCCAGACGATGACATTCTCCCATTGCGAGCCCTGCGCCTTGTGGGCGGTGATCGCCCAGCCGAAGGTGGCCTCGGTCAGCTTGCGCTTGTCGCGCCAGTCGCGGTCATGGCGCTTGTCGTCATAGGCGACGTGATCCTCGAAATGGCCCTTGTAGATGCGCAACCGGCCCGGGCGGCCATCGCTGTCCAAGGGGCTGACGCGGCGCCCGTCCTCGTCATGGACCACGGCCGAGAAGTAGAGGCTGCCCTCGTCGACGATATCCTCGAGGGTGAGGAACATGCCGTTGATCAACCCGAGGGCATTGTCGTTCTTGAGGCAGATGATCTTTTCGGCCGCGCCGGTCGGCAGATACGTCCCGCCCAGCCCCGAAGCCGCGCGCATGGCGTTGTTGATCTGCAGCCGCGTCGCGTTCAGCCCGCAGATCAGCTGCCCGCCGCGCAGGGCCTGTTCCGGGGTGATGTCGCCCTTGCGCAGCTTGGCCACATAAGTGTCGTAGCTGCCGAAACCGATCGGCTCGCCCATGCGGGCCATGGTGGCCAGCCGGATGATGGCGCTTTCCGCCGCCTGACGGTGGATCTCGGTCAGCATGACGTCGGGCGCATCGCGGGTGAAGGCGCCTTCGCCCTTGATCGGCGGCAGCTGGCCGGGATCGCCCAGCACGAGGATCGGCTTGCCGAAGCTCATCAGGTCGCGGGCCATTTCCTCGCCGACCATCGACACCTCGTCGAGCACGATCAGCCTGGCCTCGGCGGCATCGCTCGAGGGGTTCAGCGCGAAGCGCGGATGCTTCATCGCCGACAGCGCCTGGCGCATCGCCTCGATGGTGGCCTCGGCGGTCGTGTGCTCGAAGCCGGTCAGGCACCGGGCGGCGATCTCGGCCTCCTGCACCTTCTTCGCGGCGGCCTCGATCTCTTCCTCGGTCGCTTCGATCACCGAATAGATCAGGCTGTGGATGGTGCGCGCCGGCGTGCCCTTGCGGGTCAGCACCAGCGCGGCCTTGCCAGTGAAGGTGGCGGTGACGACGCCGGGCAGGCAATTGCCGTCCCTGGCGCTGCGATGGGGAGAGAGGCCAAGCTCGTCGAGGGCGAATTTCAGCACGGTGGACTTTCCGCTGCCGGCATAGCCGAAGAGGCGGAACACCTGTTGCTGTTCGCTGCGGGTCTCGAACCAGTCCCTGATCGCGGCAATGGCGGCGGCCTGCGCGGCCGATGGGGTGAAATCATTCATGTGCTGGAACCTCCACTGTGTAATCCTTGACCACGCCGCCGCGGGTCGGATCGCCGACCTCGCATTGGCGCACGAAGACGCGCCGGCCATCCGCCAGCTGGCGCCAGTGACCGCGACGCAGGTGCCAGCGCGGGCTGGCATGACTGCCGCCCTGCGGCGGGACGGCGGCGCACAGCCGGGCCGGATCGATGGCAACCTGATGCCAGACCCAGCCGCGCACGCCCTCGCACGCGAAGGATTTGCGCCGCCCTGGCGCAATCTGTCGTTCCTTCACGTCCCCGGCGGCGGACAGAATAGCCAGTGCGCGCCAGACGATGGCCGCCGCCGCCTCGCCGCACTCCTCGGCCATGTCGTTGTCGGCAAGCGCGGGATTGCTTTCGAACTCGGCAACGCCGCCGTCGGCGATCCGGACATGGACGTGAACATCGGTCCAGCGCTTCGGCCCGCGCCAGAGCGCAAGCCAGACCGCTTCGATGCCGTCGGGGCGCTGGCGGGCATAGACGATCTGGCTGCGGATATTCGGCCCGTGGTCGCGCAACTCGAAGATCGTGTCGGGGTGCGGGAGCCGCTGCGGTCCGGCGGCAAGGCGGCGGGCAAGCGCATCGACCTCGTCGGAATCGAACCCGACCTGATCGGCGAAGTGCCAGACCGGCGCGAACTCGAAACCGTCGAGCAGATCTGCCTTCCAGAACCGCGAGCGATGGTTTCGCACGATCCGCTTGAGGGCGTAAGCATCGGGGATCATGACCGCTCACCCCAGCACCGTGCTGCCCACGCACAGGGCGGGTGCCATTTGCCGGCCGTCATACCGCCGCGGCAGACGACGGCGGTGGGCTCGGCGGCGGCGCGCGGCAGCCAGTCCCCGGCCTCGGAGGCGCGCACCACGGCAACGGCACGATCCGACATCTCCTGCGCCAGCCGCGCATCGAAGGGCACCAGCTCGCTGTGCAGCTCCATCGTGTCGCGGTTCAGCGCGGTGAACAGCGCCGGGTGCGGCAAATCGAGATAGGCCTGATAGAGCGCGATCTGGGCGGCATAGACCGGCCGCGCGAGGCTGACGCCGCGCTTGACCACATCCTTCCAGCTCGAGGCGCCGAGCGCCTTGTTTTCCCAGAGCGCCGGATAATCCATGGCGACGGGACCGGAGACGAAACAACCGTCGATATGGCCCTTGAACCGGCCGCCGAGCGCCTCGAAGCCGAACTGGCGGCCATCGGGGCGCTCGGTGCGCAGGTCGAACCCGGCGATCCGAAACCAGCCGGCGACGATATCTTCGGCCCGGTGGCCGGCCTCGAAAATGCGCAGGGTCTTCGGCGCGAACCCCTGACCCTCGTCCTTCGGCACCGCAAGAAAGTCGTACTGGATCTGCCGCAAACAGTCGCGGCCGAGCCCAGAGGAGCTGACATAGGTTCGGGGCCGTTCGCTACGATTGCGCGCCACCAGGGCGGTGTCGATGGCGGCTGAGACAGACTCGGCGATGGGCGGGCGTGGTGCGGCGGCGCCATAGAGGCAGCCCGAGCCATGGTTCAGGTCGATCATTGGTCGCGCTCCCAGAACCCGCCGGCCTGCGCGATGCAGGTCAGCTTGTGCATCTGGGCGTCCGTCAGCCGGGCGCGGGCGCCGAAGCGGTCGAGCTTCTGGCGAAGGCCGTCGCAGAACTCGATCTCGAACTCGGTGACGGCGTTCTCGGTGGCGGCATCAAGAAGCCCCGTCCAGCTGCAGGCTGCCAATTCTTCATTCAGGTCGATCATGGCGTACCCCTCAGAACGGAATTTCGTCGTCGAGGACGGTGCCGCTGCGCTCCTTGCGCGCGGCCTGGTCCTGCATGCTGTCGATGTAGCCCGTGACGGCCGCCTCGATCAGACGGTCGATCTCGGCGGCGCTGCGGTCGAAGAAGGGCGCCATCAGCCCGAGATCGTTGAGCGTTTCGGCAAACAGCCGCCGCGCATCGCGGATCGCCTGTGCCTCGCGGGCGGTCTTGTCGATCATGCCGTTATTCCTTTGGGCGATTGCGCTGCCCGCGTCCTGACAGCGGCGCGAGCAGAAGCGGTAATGGGGGTGACGATCCCAGCGCAGGCCGTGGCAGTAGCCGAAGCCCCGGGCTTGCCGCGCGCAGATCGCGCAGATCGTCACCCGAGCAAGAGCGTCGCGATCGGGTCGTCCTGCGGCCAGTCCTGCCGGTGAAGGCGCTGCGACTGCAGGACGATCCAGCGCGAGATCGCGTTGCTGGCCATGGCCTCGAGGTCGCCGAGGCTGAGGCTTGCGATGGGCTGATGCAGTCTTCCGCGAGCCTCGAGCCATTTTCCGATCTCCAGCGCGGCCTCGCGCGTCACCTGTGCCTGCCAGCGGTCTGCCTCGCTCGGCGGGCGCGACTCCTTGTTGGGTTTCCGCGCCCGCCGACTGGGTCGTGCCTCAGCCATTGAGCCAGGCGGGCATCGCTGGCGCCCCCGGCGCCCCCGCGGCTGCGGGTTGTGGCGTCGCCGGGGGCACCGGCACCGGGGCCGCCGTCTGGGCCGCGGGGGCCGGTTGCGCGCCCCAGTTCGGCGCCGTGGGCGACGGCTGCGCCGCGCCCCATGCCGGAGCCGGGGCCTGCCAGCCCGGCGGTGTGGCTCCCGCGGTCTTGCGCGGCGGGGCGTTGACGGGCTCGGGTGCCACGCTTTCGCCGCGCATGATGGCCCCATGCTGCGGCTCGTCGGGCAGAACGACGTTGGCGATGCGGTTCTGATCGCGGTATTGCGGGTTGGAGGCAGGCTCGACCATGACGCGGGCGGCAAAGGTGATGCCGTCGAGATGCTTGAGGCCGGGCAGCACCCGCTTGGCCTTGGAGGCAGGGCTTTCGTCCTTGGGATCGAGGCCGAGAGCGCTGTCGACCATGGCGCGAAAGCTGGCTTTCGAGATCTTCCAGCCGATGGACTGGCCTTTCTCATCCACCTTGCCACCGGCCACGGTGAAGCTCTGCCAGAACTTGCGGCGGGCATGCGGGCCTTCGACCACGGTGAATTCGCAGTCGAGCATCTTCGCATCGCTGGACTGCGAGGCTTTCAGCACCCCCGCATCCATCGGCGTGGCGCCGTTCACCCCGCCGGGGCGAATGGTCAGGCGAACCTTGGCGAAGGTGCCGTCGGGGATCAGCTCGCCGATGGGGGCCATCTGCGGCTGGGCGTCGTTCAGATCGTAGCTCATTGGGTGTCCTTTCTCGGGATCAGGAGGCGAAGGCGGGTTGATGGGCCGTGCGGCCGTCGATCCGGGCGAGCAATGCGCCGAGGTCGGGCGGTTCGGTCATGTCGAGGCGGCCGGAGCGGTCCTTGGCCGGCAGGCCCCAGGGATTGCCGGACTTGCAGACGAGGCGACGATCGGAGGCAGTCTCGTCGAGAACCCACCCACCTTCGGCATCGCGGGCGAAGAGCTGCATCGAGACCACCTGATCGACGATGCCGGGCAGTTCGCGGCCAGCCTTGCTGCCCTCCATCTGCGGCTGCCAGGTGACCGTGCCGAACTCGTCGGTGACCTTTTCCAGCACGCCGACGAAGATCACGGTCTTGCCGCGGGCATGCTGCAAATGCTTCAGCGCCTGGATCACCTCGCGGCCCAAGAGCCCATAGGCGCCGCGCACATCCGGCTTGCCGGTGCGGTCCGAGAAGGCTTCCGGCTGCTGGCGGGCATAGGCCATGGCCTGACGGGTCAGATCGGTGATCGAGTCGACGAAGACGATGCGGCGCGCGGCGAGAAAGGCTTCGATGCCGCTGTCGCGATGCTGGGCCTGCAACCAGGCATGGCGCTCGGTGCCGTACCAGGACTGCGGATGCTGTGCCGGGTCCGGGCCGCCGATCAGCACGACCAGATCGCGGAAATCGGCAAAGCTGCGCACCGGGATCGACGCCCCGCGCCAGTCCTGCACCGATTTCATGCCCGCCTCGAGGTCGAGGCAGACGGTCTCCTCGGCAGGCAGTGATTTCAGCAGCGTGGTCTTGCCGACGCCCGGCGGGCCGAAGATCGCCAGCGAGGTCTTGTTCTCTGCCGAGGAGAGTCGTTCGTCGGCGGTGATAATGCGGAAAGTCATGCTGTTCTCCGAAAGAATGAAAGGGGCGCGGCGGCGGGGGTGACCGGGTGCCGAAGGGGAACCTGCCCGGCGTTGCCGTCCGGGCGTCCCGCCGCCGCGCGTCACCGGTCTCGGGTCTCGAGCCGGAACACGGGTTTGCCGGTGCTCTCGCTGCGGGCGCTTGCGAAGCCTTCCCGCATCGCTTCGGGCCAGGCGCTGAACCTGCGCTCGGGCACGCGATAGGCGATCTCGAGATACTCGGTCGGATCGTCGCCGGAATCGGCGATGCGCGCGGCCATGGCAGCCAGCCGGTCCTGATCCCAAGTCACCTTCTTGGGCAGATCGGCGATCACCACTACGCCGGCATCTTCGATCCGAACCGTGCCACTGGTCTTGCCCTGTGCAACCCGCTCGGACTCGGATGCCGCGCCGTAGCGCTGGCCGATCCCGGCCTCGAGCCGGTCGCGCAGGCGCTTGACGCGCGCGGTTTCCGCCAGCGCCGCCTCTTGCAGCGTAAGCAGCATCTCGGGCGGCAGGGCGGCGATATCGCCGATGGCGAGGCGATCGAGATCGTCGAGGCCGGGGGTGTTTGCGAGCTGCGGGCCGGCCGGAACATCAGCGGAAGGGAACGGCATGGCCATCAGCGCCCCTCCCGCGTCAGTGCAGCATCGACGGCGCAGTCCGTTCCGACCGCCCCGGCTTCGCGTGCAAGGCGGTGGAGCTTTTCCAGTGCGGAGGACCGCTGGATGGCCACTGAGAGTTCGGCATTCGCGGCGACGATCGCGATCGCGATATCATCGACACTCGCGGTCTCGACGGGCAGCGGCCCGGTGGCAATGCCGGGACGCCACGACGTGGGGATTACCTCGGGCAGGTCTTCGAGGCTGCGGAAGGCCCGGCGCAGGCGCACAAGAGGGCCATTCGGTTCGGTCATGTCAGGATCTCCGGTCATGGGGGCGGCCGGTTTCCCAGCCAGGGCGAAATAGAGGGAGGGCGGGAGCCGACCCCCGATCCAGGCGAGCGTGGCGCGCATCAGGCGGCCTCCTCTGTGACGATGAGTTGGGAAAACGGGATCGGCGCATTGCGGGGCTTGGTCCGCGCGATGGCGAGATAGGCGAAGCGGTCAGGACCGAGGCGCACCTGCACCAGGTGGACCAGTGCGGCGTCGAAGGCGCGGTATGCTGCGCTGGCCAGCGCCCCGAGTCGGCGGCGCTCCGGCTCTGGCAGCGTCGAGATCACCGCAGTGGTGTCGATGCCGAGGAACCCGCGATGGTATTCCAGCCGGTCGCCGGGCACGGCCTGGCCGATCCAGGCGCAGAATTCGATATCGGTGAGCGGCCGGGGCCGGATCGGGGTGAATGCGGTGGCGGGCATGAACATGATCTCCTCCTTTCCCCTCTACTCACGCCGCCCGCGAACCGTCCCACCGCGCCCCGAACCCGCGCATGGCGAGATCGAGCCGCAGCCGGGCGATGTGGCGGTAAAGGGCGGAACGGGAGGTGCCGGTCTGGCCGATGATCTCGGCGATGGCGCAGGTGCCGAGCGCGGCGCAGAGGCTGCGGGCCTCCTCGGGCAGATCGCCCAGCACGCGGGCGAGATCGTGCCGAAGCTCGGCATCCTCGGTCGCGCAGAGGTCCTGGCCGTGCCATGCGGCCAGCCCGTCGGCTTCCGCCAGCAGGCAACCGAGCGGTTCGGTCCCGCCAGCGGCGGGCACGTCCAGCGACAGCATCGTCCCGCCCTGCGCCCGGCGCTGACGGTGATGCCGGATCGCGATCCGCGACGACTGGTTGCGCAGGACGATATTGGCGAAGGCGCCGATGCCGCCGCGCCGGGCGTCGAAGCCGGGCAAGCGGCAGATCAGATCGACCAGCAGGTCCTGGCGGAGATCATCGAGATCGGCGGCGGGCAGCAACAGCTTGCGATGCACGCGGCGCGCGGCAACGGCAGCTTCGTCGATCAGGGTGGCAAGGTCGGCGGGGGAAATCGGGGGATGCATGTCGTTCTGTCCTGGTCGTTTCTGGTGACCAGCCGAAGATGCAACCTGCTGAAATTATTTATCTCTCGGATTTCTCCCGAAAACCTCCCGAAAACCTCCCGGTGCCGGAGAAGGGGTCTAGGCCATGAAACCGATATCGGACGACGCGAGCGTCAGGCGACAGCCGACCTTGGGTTTCGTTTCGATGAAGCCGTTCTTCGGAACCCCGGGCAAGCGCTGTTCCTTGCGGAAAATGTCGCGCAGGCGATTGATGCTGCGATCGACCTGCTCGGGATTGCCATCGCGCCCTGTGCTGGCCCGAAGCGCTGCAGCGATGCTGTCGCGCAGCACCCAGCCGCCGGCATCCGCTGACTCTTCGGCCAGCAGGACGAACACATCGAAGTCCCTCGGCTCGACGGCGAGTTCGACACCGTCGAAGATCACGCGTCGTCCTGTCCGATCGACAACCAGGCGGGTCTCGACCGTGGGCAGCGAGGACGCGAGGCGAATCCGCTCAAGGTTCAGTGCGAAAGGCGCGCCCGGGGCGTGCCCCATCAGATCCTCCGCCACGGCCACAGTCATGCGCATCGCGTCGAGCTGGCGGGCGACAGCGGTGGGCAGATCGCTGCGGCCAAGGCTGATCAGCGCGACTGAAGATTCCGTGTCGATCGCGCCCCTAACATGATCGACGATCTCCTGCGCCGTTTCCTCGCGCAGCCGTCGCACGAGGCATATCTCGGCCACCCGTCCGTGCCGTGAAGATCGACCGAGCCGCCACACCCGCGTCGAGATCGGCGTCGGGCCGGGACCGTCGAGGCCCGACTGCTCGCGGATCGCGCGGCAGATCGCAGTGATGTCTATATCGAAGGTCTGGACATCCAGCGCATCGTTATGGCGTTCGCAGGCGCCGGTCTCCGGATCGATGGCGATCAGCGTATCGTCGACGACCTGCAGGACGGTCGCGCCATCGTCGCGCAGATCCTCGCGCTCGGTCAGGATCCCGAGGTTCCGGAGCGAGCGGACGAGACGCAAATCGTAGGGCAGCAGATCTGCGGCCCCGATGGAGCGGATCGGATGGCGATCACTCTGCCGCAGCAGCAACCTGATCAGTTCGGCGGCGTTTGCGGATTTCATTGTCTTCCAGCATCTCGAGAATGAGCCGTTCGTGCGAGTGATCGCGCATGCTGACCGTTCGCGGCGGTCTGATCGTCACCGGCACCACGACCTCGCTGCCGTCCACTTCGATGGTGACGTCGATCTTCGCATGCACGATCCGCACGTCGGTAACCTCGATTTCCGGGGCCAAATCCTTCAGGCGCCTGAGCGCATTTTCGGAATCGCCGAGCGCCAGGAACCACGGCGAGCGACGCAAGCGCCCAGTGGCGGTCAGCTGCGCCTCGTCGATGCGCACTTCCCGCAGCGCGACATGCGTAATGTCGCCGTCGGGATCGAAGGCGAATCTGAACCTCTCGCCGTGCCGCTGCAGGGGAGCGAGGGTGTAGAGTTCCTCCTTGGCCGAAGCCTCGAAAATGTCGCCATCTCCGAGAACATGCGCACCGAAGAGCTTGACCAGTTTCTTGGCGTCGGTTGCGGACTTCGATCCAACGGAGATCGCGCTCCGTCGCTGGTCGTACTCGATCGTCGACTGCACGATCTCGCGGAACTTCAGCGTGTCCTCGGCGCCTTCCTGGTCGACGTTCTTCGTCTCTGGCTTGGAACCGTGCAGGACCAGCACACGCAGCAGATCGTCCTCTTCGAACCACCGCACGTCGCAATAATGCCCGTTGTAGCGGCCCGCGAAATGCAGCCGCGCCGCCTCGGCGAAACCGTCCTTCACCCCGGCATCATGGTGCCGAAGTTCGACGTCCTCCCGTTCCGCATCGCGTTCGAGCTTGGACGAGTGGGCAAGAAACGCCGCCGCGCTGAGGGCACGGTCGAAGATCGGACGGTGATCGAGCCAGGTGACCAGCGCCATGAAGCGGGGCGTGAATCGCAAATCGTCAGCGGCGCCGTCGATACGACAGGCCGACAGGACATCCACCCCGGCTTCCGAGGCGATCTCCTGGATGATCCGGGCGCCGGCATCCGTCGACAGGGTGGAGATATTGTAGAGGGCGAATTGCAGCTTCGCCGGAAAGCGCATGTCGGCCTTGGCGAAAAGGCCGAAGATCGCCTCGCGCCGCTTTCCCTCGTCCTCCGGCAACCCATCCCAATCGAAGTCGATCTGGCCGAGATAGGGGCTCAGCAGGCGGTGAAGCAGTTCGAGATCGACGGTTCTGGAGAAGGCACGATCGACGAAATTCCTGATCCTCTTGGCCACGTGCACTCCTTTCGCCCTGAAACCTTCTCGCTTGCAGTCGCAAACCGGATTGCGCCTCCACGACCCGCATTACGCCGGCCAAAGAAGCACGTCCGATTCACCGGGCGAAGGTGAAGAACTGTTCTGATTATGTTCTAGCCGACGGATCAACCGGGAGTCGAGCCCGATTGGGCCGCATTGTCGCAGCGCGCCACCGTGGGACGTTTCGCGATGCAGGTGAGTAGAGGCCAGAGGAGACCACCGCTCCGAGGCCCGCATGAAACGCCCCAATCCGCTCCCGCCCGACCTGATGACGCCCGCAGAACGCCGCACCGAGCTGTGCGGCCTGCTGGCGCTCGGGCTGATTCGGTCGCGGATGCGGGATGACGGCAAAGTATCTGACGATACAGGAGAAAGTTGCCTACACTATCCGCCCGACCAATGCCGTCATGCAACCCGGAAGCCAACGGAGAAAGCATGACGACGCACGACCCCATCCCCGCGCGCCTGGCCGCGCTGAAGACCACGCCGACGACTGACCTGAAGAAGCAGTGGCGGGACCTGTTCGACAGCGAGCCGCCGCCCTTCAACCGCCGCTATCTCGAAAGCCGCATCGCCTATCGCATTCAGGAGCTCGCCTATGGCGGGTTGAAGGTCGAGACGATCCGGCGACTGGAGCGGCTGGGCGAGGAACTGGACGGCGGCGACCGGACGAGGCGCAGCATTCGCGCCGACCGCGACCGCCCCATCACCGGCACGCGGCTGCTGCGCGAGTGGCAGGGCGTCGAGCAGGTCGTCACCGTCACCGCCGACGGTTTCGAATGGCAGGGGCGGCCCTACAAGTCGCTCTCGGCCATCGCGCGGGCCATCACCGGCACGCGCTGGAACGGCTGGGTGTTCTTCGGGCTCAGGAACCATCGGGGGCGGACATGACGAAGCCGCCGGAAAAATCGAAACCCGTCCGCAAGCTACGCTGCGCCGTCTATACCCGGAAATCCTCCGAGGAAGGGCTGGAGCAGGAGTTCAACAGCCTGCACGCCCAACGAGAAGCCTGCGAATCCTACATCGCAAGCCAGCGCTCCGAGGGCTGGGTGCTGGTCCGCGATCAGTATGATGATGGCGGCATCTCCGGCGGCACGCTGGAACGGCCCGGCCTGCAGCGGCTGCTGGCGGACATCGAGGATGGGCTGGTCGACGTGGTGGTTGTGTACAAGATCGACCGCCTCAGCCGCTCGCTTGCCGACTTCGCCAAGCTGGTCGAGGTGTTCGACCGCAACGGCGTGACCTTCGTTTCGGTGACGCAGTCCTTCAACACGACGACGTCGATGGGGCGGCTGACGCTGAACATCCTGCTCAGCTTCGCCCAGTTCGAGCGCGAGGTGACGGCCGAACGCATCCGCGACAAGGTCGCCGCGAGCCGGAAAAAGGGGATGTGGATGGGCGGGGTGCCGCCCTACGGCTACCGGGTCGAGAACCGGAAGCTGCTGGTCGACGAGGAGAGCGCAGCGCATGTGCGGTGGATTTTCTCCCGCTTCCTCGAGATCGGCTCGGCCACGGAACTGGCGCGCGAGTTCGGCACACGCGGCATCCGCACCCCGCGCGGCAACCGGATTGACAAGAAGTACCTCTACCGCATGCTGAACAACCGCGCCTATATCGGCGAGGCAGTCCACAAGGGCGACAGCTATCCCGGCGAACACGACGCGATCATCGCTCAGGAAACGTGGGACCGAGTTCACGCCATCTTGCAGGAAAGCCCGCGCAAGCGTGCCGCGCGCACCCGCGCCGACACGCCCGCGCTGCTGAAGGGGCTGCTCTACGGCCCGGACGGCGCGGCGTTCTCGCCGACCCACACGCGCAAGGGCGGAAGGCTCTACCGCTACTACGTCAGCCAGACGGTGCTGAAGCACGGCGCCGGATCCTGCCCCATCGGCCGCGTGCCTGCGGGGGAGATCGAGGCTGCCGTCGTCGACCAGATCCGCGCCGTGTTCCGCCAGCCGGAGATCGTGGCCGGGACGTGGAAGGCGGCGCGGGCGCAAGACGGTGACATCACCGAGGCCGAGGCCCGCGAGGCGCTGATCCGGCTTGATCCGCTATGGGACGAACTGTTCCCCGCCGAACAGGCGCGCATCGTGGCCCTGCTGGTCGAGCGGGTCGAGATTGGCGTGGAGGGCCTGAACGTGCGGCTGCGCATGGACGGGCTGGCCGGGCTGGCACGCGAAATGGCCACCGATGTTGGAGAAGCTGCATGACCCGCGCCACGCCAATCCCCGAGACCGTCACCATCCACGTTCCCTTCCGCCTCGTGAAGCGCGGCGGGCGCAAGGAGATGGTGCTGCCCGAGGGCGCCGCACAGCCGCGCAGGACTGACAACACGCTGGTCAAGGCGCTGGGCCGCGCCTTCCGCTGGAAGCGGATGCTGGAATCGGGTGAGTTCACAACCATCGCTGAACTCGCCGAGCACGAGAACATCGCGCCGTCATACATGACCCGTGTCTTGCGCCTGACTCTGCTCGCGCCTGAACTTGTCGAGGTGATCTTGGACGGCAAGCAGGGGCCCGAAGTGACGATGCGGCGGTTGCTCGAATCCTTCTCAGATGAGTGGCAAAAACAGGGCGAATTCTTCCGCTCTCTATCGAATAATGAAGGCCAAACTTAA